GGTAGTGTTTCTGCTGTGTTAGTAATGGTTCCTGAAGAACTAGCACTTGATGCAGATATAGAAACCGCTCCAGTCTGTTGGTTAAACTCTCCAGGAGTAAATGCACTAAATGAAGACGTTAATAAAGGAAGTTCTATAGCGGTGTTTAGAGATGCGCTACTATTTTGTGCTGGCTCTAAATCTTCAGCGATCGCTACAATTGGGGTATTCGTTAATTGATTAACAATCAGCAAAGCCTCTCCGGACTTGTCTGCTTTGTCCTGACTTACTGAGAAATCTCTAGGATCTGAACTCCAATCAAACGTGAGTTCATTATTATAGACAGGGGTTACTTCTATTGTAGTACCCCCTGCGTTTGTCCTTCCTAATCCTGTTACGGTGGTAGCCGACAACTCAGATGTTAAATTGTCTACAATGGTTATTGTTGAGGTACTTAATGCAGGGGAACTAATGATGTACTCATTATTCTCTCTGTCCATTCCTCCGATATACTTACGATTCATTGCACTAGCAGAGGAGGAAAACATTTTAGACTTAAAGAATGAGTCCATAAGTTGTTCACTTACAACCTGGATTCCTGTATCAAAATTTATTTTACAAACCTTTCCTGCCTTTGCGTCAACGAAGAATACACTACCCCTATATGTCGCTACAGACTCTGCGTTGTCGTTGCACCCATATTCTGCGGCATAATATTTAACTGGACCTACGACTTTATTAGTCGCTGTTAACGTATCTCCTGCTGGAGCGGTTAATAGATTCCTATCCACTGGAACAATACCGGCTCTTCTCTCATGAATAACATACATGATTTGATTATAAGAAACCAACGCCTTTATTGAACCATAATCATAGGATAGGTTCACATAATTTATCTGAGTAATATTAAAAGAAGATAGACCCAGCGTGAGACTGTCTATATCAAACGTATCAGACCAGGTTAAGGAGCCAAATCTTTTGATCCTTCTTTCATTAGGAAGGTAAGCGAATCGACGACCTAACGATGTAAAGTTAGAAGGGAAGAAGTCACTAACCCTCGGATCCTCTATGAACTCTACAATAGAATTTTGAGAAAATGCAGTGGCAATATTCTTCCAGGTATCTCCCGCTGTTGGTGCCGAACCTGTGAACAGTGTTCTTAATCTAAAGTAAGAATCTCCCTGGCTAAAACTAAGAACAGCGTCGGGATTTGTAACCGTCATACTAATAGCCGTATCTGTTGCCCAGTTAAAATTTGAGACCCCATAACATTCGTACAAAAACCCTGTTTCAGAGGTGTCTTCTGATACGTTACCTACTGTTATTTCGTTACCACCATTCGCTATCACGTCTCCCTTATATAGTTGCTCTGAGGAAAAGAACTGAAACGACTTACCATCTCCTACGGATGGTGGAGAAATAAGTTTTATACTTGTGGTGGTTGAAGACCTTTGAGTACTATACGATTGACTAGAGTCGACCGTACCGTTAACCCCTATCTCATAATAAAATAAATCCTCAAATGCTTTTGATGGGCGATAAACTTCTATCAAGCATTCCTTATCCCAGTTGCTACTGTTCTTAGATATACTGTTATAATTAAAACCCAATGTGCCGTTGTCTTCTATAACCAGAAAATCTCCTGTAGTATTTTCTATAGCCGCCTTACTACTCTGATCTAAAAGAGGATTAGTTAAAGGGTCCGCTAAAAGACTAACCACTTTAGACACCCTCCACTCTTTTGTAGATTTTTCGACCGGACTACTACCGTATTGAACAATCCTTAAAATGTCCCCTGAGGCGTATCCGTAATTAATCTGTGCTCCCATTTGATTGTCATAGGAGTTTGCTTTGCTCTGAAGGGTGTTTAGCGACAGGTAGATGGACTTTGTGGCACCGAATGAACCTTCGTTGCTATTGTCGTTTGTTGCAACGTATGCGCCCCCTATTGTGTACTGCACTTTGTTAATGATACTTCCTTGACCAGCGTACACAATTGAATATGTAGATGCCCAGTAAGGTGCAGGATTGATTAGTCTTGCCACAACGTTAGCAAAGCCATCGTTATCATCTTCGCTGGCCCTATTGTTTGTGTGATCAACAAATACTTCATTACTTATAGGCTCAACACTTCCCGCTCTCCCTCTGTCATCAAAATGAAGAATACCAAATTGATGGGTTGAACCAGATTTAAAACATCTATCGCCAAACATTTGATCATTGGCAACCACAAAACAACCACCGGTAGATACATAAGAACCATTTCTTACAACATTACCTCCTCTTAGGTTAGCAAATTGTTGTGTCATTTTAATAAATTGCCCTCCAATTGTTGGAGTAAATTGTGGAGGGTTACCAAAAATTAATGCATTAGTTTGACCCGCATTGTTCATTGACCCTTCAATTATATCGAATGTTGAGGCAATACCCTTTGGCTCTATTAGTTCAGTTTCTTGATCCCCAAAAGTAAGTTTGTTTATACTGAATGTTACTTTCTCTAGTTTTATTCTAAACCTTAGTATACCTGTAGTATCTGATTCGGTTTGATTTTGTTGCATAGGGAAAGCAACTCCTTGACCTTTAAAGGATGCGTTCTCTTGATTAGAACTTGTTTGACCTCCAGTTCGCAAAACACTAAAGCCGGCCTCGCCAGACTGAGGGTCAAAACTTATAGGACGATTCTTTGCTATAGCGTTCCTTATCTTTTGTACAATAGTAACTCTATCGTCTCCGGCTGCAAGTTCAATTGTTTCTCTGAACTGAACCCCTGAACTTATAACGCGAATCCCTTTCTTTATCTTTCTAACGCCAATATCTTTTTCTTTTGTATCTGAGGTTCCCTTTTGCACGACAAATCTTAGATTAGGAGGGCTATTTAAAACACCATTAGGGGCATTTATTTCTGTACCCCCAAGAAATCTGTCGGTTCTTAAACCTGCAAGGGCTTTTATTTCCTCTGGAAATGTTGTAGCAAGAGAATTATTTACATCGTTTCTTAACGATATAAAATTAGCACCCTCTACTGCTAAAAAATTATAGTCATTATTATTTCCTAAAGTATTTTTTATTATTACAGCACCGTCATTCCATGTAAAGGATAAAAACAATGTACTTGCTTCTGCTATGGGAAGGGTTAGAGCCGTCGTGTCTATTGTAAATTCGTTGTCTGTACCAGCATAAGCCTGTATCGTTATGTCATCAGTGGATGGCCTAGCGTTATAGTTAGGTAGCAGACTAATGTTTGTAGACGTAGGGTTATACCCTTCCGTATATCCTCCATAGTACAGCCTTCCGTTGGCTATAGCCTGAGAGTCAGCAACTTGGGGAACATTGTCAAACACTTTGTCCTGGACAGTAGCACTAAGACCAATATAGTTAGTGTCATTTCTAAACCGAATAATGCTTTTTGTGGTACCGTTAATATTATCTATAGTATCTATTAAAAAGAAAGCCGCATCTCTGTCTCCAACTCTACCATAAATCTTAAGACGGCTTACATCAGCAACGCTATTAAGAACCCCAATATTTATTTGATTGAAAAAGTTTTGTTGTCCCTGATTATTGAATCCATCCTTAAGTTGATTTGGCGCAACAGACAATTCAGAGTAAGGACTTAACGCACTCTGTTCCCCATCAAAATATTCATACTGATAAGCGAACTGAAAGTTCTTAGTGAAAATATCATTCTGTGGAAACGATGGATTGTTTTTAAACTCAAGAGTAGGCGGTGACAAAGGTGGTGCTTTGGCCGCTGTTATATATTGAAGTCTTTCTTGGACGGTTCCTGTGGTAAATTTTGTAGGATAACCACCAACCCCACTAACACTTTCCTCACAAAGAGTAGCGTTGATTTTTTTAGGGGCACTGCGTCCGTCGTTAAAGTAAATAAGTATATCGTTATTCGCTAACCTTATTAGATCCGCATCTATAAACCCATCCTCGGAGAATTGAAGAATTGAGTTTCGAAATACTATGAATGTTTGTTTTGAGTTTTGATCGTATCTAAATATAGTATGATCTAGATTTGAATTATAAACGAAGTAATATATTTGACTAGTGTTATCGTCAGCAACAACACCAATAGTTACACTGGTACCTGTGAGAGACGATCCATTTTGAATAGTACCTGATCTCAGAGTATTTCCCCAGGCGTTTTTAAGTACTAAAGAATCTTTCTCCACATCAACAGCAACCCTTACGTTTTGAGCGTCCGTCATCTCTGTCCTTTTGATTAGGCGCTCGTCGTCGTCTGTGTTGAGATACCTAGGTAGTAACTTATTTATTCTTGGCATGGTTAAGATTTAGGACTAAGAACAAAGTTTTGCCTGCTCACACTAAGTGCATCAAACTTATTGAATGACTTCATGCGTGAATTCGCTAATCTTCTTTCGTTGAAATATTCTGCACGTGCGCGTTGTTTCTCTCCTAATGGTACGCTAGATTTTCTCTCTATAATCTTTAAATATATATAGGCTCTCAATGCCTGCTCTGCCATTACTGGCACACAAGGGTTTTGTGATTTAGCCTCATCTGATATATACTCTAAGACCACCTTGGTTGTTGATGAAATAGCAGATATCTCTATACGATTTTCATTAAGATTTATTCTGTACTCCCCGGCACCTTGTCCTCCCCCCATTCCATATAATCTACCCTGAGTAGACTCATACATGAAGTTCTGGAAAACATAAGAGTCAAATCCTAAAAGATAATTCGGCATTGTTTCTGCCGGCTGGTTATTTAATAGGTTCATGTTTGGGTTATTGGCAAACACATAGACTAAGCCATCTGCTCCTAACTGTCCCAGTTTTACCATGTCAACATAATCACAGGGAAGTTCTACCGTTCCCAGGTTTTCGTTTACATCTAATATTTCTGTCTTGATATTATGACTTATGTCAAACCCGAACTCTCGAATACCACGTAACGCATACTGGCGTACCATGTAATCGGCAGGTGTTGCTCCATAGTCATCATCATCAATGCTCATTATGTAATCATTGACAACGTAATCCAGGGCTATGTAATTCTGACTCATTAAGAATTATTTTCTTTAGTTACTTCATTGCTTGCATACGAGTAAACATCTTTATCTCTAAGATTAACTCCTACTAATACTAGAACCTCTTCAACCAACTCAGCAAAATATTGCTCTGGTAATTCAAAGTCTACACTTGTTGAAGCGTCATATAACTCTACCCCTGCTACAACCGTTGTATAACCAAACTTTGGTGACGAAGGTGTTTGTGCTTGAGTCGTTGGAACTAGTCCTTCAGGTAACTTATAGTACCGTAAAATTATCTTATTAATGCTGGTGTTTACATTAGGAAAAACCTCTATGCTTGTAGCGATTAATGCTACAGGGGCAGAGTTTGAAGGAGCGGAAAGATCGCTGTTGAGTATTCTATCAATGTGGTCTTCATTGTAAACCAATTGAACTTGTTCCTGCTCTTCTACCCCTAGTATTTTTTTACCTATTGTGTTTATGGAAATAACCCTAGCAAGATCTAAAGGTTTAGTCACAGCGCCTGCGGTCAGGTTTAGTGTGACTTTTTTAGAAAAAACAGATAGGTCCTCTAGGACTGTCTTTGATCTAGAAAATATTCTAGGCCCATCTATATTAGATCTGCGTAATCTATTACCCATACTAATCTCTCCAAACAAACGATTGAACACGTTCATCTGTGCGACACCAGCGAACTGGTTAAATATTGCAGGGGTGACGAAACCTCGCTGATCTTTGTTTGCTATATTCTTTACTGCGTCGAAAACTCTTTGTACACTTGCCATAATCTGTTAGGCGTTTTAGCAAATATACGAAAATAACAAAGGGGGTTCTTGCGAGACCCCCTCTGGTAGGAACGTGGAAAACCAAATCCTTATACGTCCACTAAATTTACATGTAGTCCTACAAACTTAGGCCATTTTTTCTAGTCTGGCAAGTACTTCTTCATACAAAGTCGCACCCTTTTCTGTCAGACAAAACATTACTAAAACGTCAATTGGATCTTGACCAGGAGGAACTGAAAGAATTAAGTTACCGCTGTCGAACCAATACGCTCCGTCGTTTTTCATTTTGATTATTTGAAAATCTTTTGATTGAATAATCGCAGATCGAACCTTAACCCTAGGATCATCAAACATTCTGATAAAAGCGTCAGGACTACTCTTCGCCTCTCTAAGAAGTTCTCTCCTTATCTCTAGAGTCTTTTGCTCTATGTTAATATTTAAGGCAACAGCAACCGCTAGAATCTCATCAAGTTCTTTTGTACGAACTAACGCTACAGCGTCATGAACTAAGAACTCTTTATTGACCTCTGCCTCCGTATTCCTGGTGTTATCAACAATGCGAAACAAGCCTCCTCCGTTACCTATGTTAGAAGAGTGTGCATATAGGAACTCTCTGAGGTTAGCCTTTTCTTCTGGGACGCTTAATAAACCATCCCTAAATACTACATGAGAGCGAACAGATGATGTGCTTTGCTCATCCTTAAAAATACTAGTTTCTCCTGGACAATAACGAATCTGTCTTACTTTTTTTGTGACCTTATCGTATACAGGGATTTCGGATTTTATTTTACAGATAATGCCTCCACCTTTAACGATCTCAAAGACCACTGTTTCATCTCTTGTTCTTTCTTTTTTAATTGGGGAGTATCGACCTTTTGAGGTCTGAGGCGCTGGGGCCTTTATTGTTCTTGGCGCAGCAGGTGCGCTTTTTGTTTTTTCTTGTGACATAATTGAATATAATTAATAAGTTTATTTGGGAGTGAGGAGGGGGCAGAACCCCCTCCGTTCCCTAAGAATCAATAAGTGATTACTTAATTAAGATATGCTGGTTAGCAGCACGAGTAACTAGAGTACACTCAGAACGATAGTTAAATTGAAGGTCGTCAGTATTTGTATTATTGACACCTAAAATAGAACCAGTCATCCAGTGCTCCATCTCACGGCTATATCCGTTTGTATCCTTGTAGTTAAGTTCCAAAGCAGCAGCACGATCGCCAGTCTTTGGATCTACAACCGTAGTCAAAGGAATCATAGCACCTCTGTACTTAGCATCCGCAGCACCTAACAAAGTAGGATCGTTAAGAAGTTTCCAAGAATGCTTGTGGAAAGTATACCCTCCACGAATAAACGATTGGAATCCTAACTCAGCACCACGACCACCAAAAGCACTAATGCCATTAGTTCCGTCTCCGAATCCAGCAGCACCATTCATAGTTGCTACCATGTCATCAATTGCTAGACCTTGTGTAGTATTAACATACATAGCGTACTCAGGAGCAGCGCCTTGCTTGTCAAGTTCTGCGATAAGAACATCTAACTCGTCGAATCCGTCGATCTGTCCGTCATGAACAATACCTCTGTTTTCGATAGCAGAGAAGTAACCCTCACCACCTGTGATAGTAGAAACATTTGCATTTAAGTTAGCAGCGTTTCCAATCTTCTCACCGAGAAGCATCATCATTTCACGCTTGTCTAAGAAACGAGCACGAGTGTCCATCTCTCCTTTAACATACCATCTGTAGTCTCCGTTACCTACGTTGATCCAACCAATGTTAGTTGCTTGAGAACCTGTAACCTTGAATACTTCCTTTATAATGTTATAAGGGTTAGTACGCTTGATTACGTTACTCTCTAAGTAACCTTTGTTTTGATCAGTTCCTTGTCCGAACAAGTTACCAATAACAGGAATCTCAACAGTTGCAGTACTTCCTGAACCAGTAAGTCCTGTAGTTGCTAATGATTCAAATGTATAAGTCGCAGTCGCTGTTAAGCCAATCTCTCCTGTTGGGGAAATAGCAGCAACGATAAAACGATCCTGGCCCTCTATAAGTACTACGTCATTTAAACGAAGAACTGAAGCGTCAGTTGTTGCTTTAGTAGCGATAACACTTGTTGCAGCGACGGCAGCAGTGGCTGTTGGAGTAACTTTTGCAGTTGAATGCAATCTAGTCTCTTCCCAGTACTGAACTTCGTCAGCCGTTCCAGATGCTCTGATAGCACCGGTTAAGGATAAAAATCCTGTTAAGCCACCAGAGATTTGCTGGTAACCATAAGTTTTGACTAACTGATCCCTGTTATCAGGAGCGTTAATCTCGTTAATGAAATCTCCTAAAGAAGAGTATTTCGCTGGATCCAATTGTCTAAAGACAGCAGGCTTGTTGTCATTAAAAACTGGAGGAAATGTATTTGCCATTATAGTTTATTTTGAAATTTATATATTCTTTAAAAATGGTTGTCGCCTTCCTAGTGCATCAAGCACCTGGTTAGCAACTGAGTTGTTCCGAGGTTGTACCGGTGCCGCTGGTCCGCTCGCGTCAATGTTGGCAGCCTTTTCGACTATCCCCCTTTGACCATCGCTCATCCCTTGTCGATACACATTCTCTATAATACTAGGCAGGTTGTCTGTAACAGTCCTGTGCATATTCCAGAGGTCGTGATCCCAAGAGCCACCGTCATCTACGTACTTCTCAAAGTACTCATTCATGTTAGTGTTAGACTTGTTTAAATCATTTCGATATGTCTCAGATACACCATAGTGAAACTCTTTTCCACTAGGCAGGTCAAAAGATATTTTATCTAATCCTGCAAGCGAGCGTCCGCTATCTTGTATCCATGGCGTATCAAATGGATTACCACCATCTTCACTTCCATCATTATTCGCTTCAACAGCCGGGCTAACATACTCACTACGGAGTGTGTCAATAGACTGTCTGGCTTTTTGTGCGTCAATCTTCAGTTGCAATTTTGAAACCTTTGTCTCCTCTTCACTATATAATGCATCATCTACTTTGTACTTGGAGTTGATTAATGTATCAACTTCATCGTTACCTAAAGAAGGATATTCACTTGCAAGGTGGACTCGCATTACAGTACGGTCATCCATTTCGGACGGCTCTAAGGACTGATAGCGAAACCAATCTTCTGGGTTTCTTCCTGTCTTCTCTACAAAATCAGCAATTACTTGGATTCGAGGATCTAGATTTGACGCTTCCTCTGCTACTTGGCTAGACTCTTGTACAGCGGGCGATCCCATTTCGGGAGAACCAAGGCTGTCTAAAAAATCTAACTTCGAAACAGATTGTTCGTTTGTCATAGAACTTCCGTTTTCTACCTGAGGTTGTGGTTGTTGTACCACTTGCTCTTGTACAGGCGCGGGTTCCTGCGTTGCTTGCTCAACCGGTGCCGCTGTTTGTGGAGCGGGTTCGGCTGGTGTATTATTTGGAGAAACTTCTGCTGCTTGTGGAGCAGGAGCCTCCAGTGCTCTGCCCATCCCTTCAGGTGGACCACTCATTATTTCGAAACCAGCATCTTTAACTGCTTGTTCCATGTTGCCTTCTGTACTCATCTCAATTAAATTTTATAGTTGTTCTTGCAAATCTAAAATATTATTCTTAGGTTTGGAGGAGTGAAACCAAATCTTTAATAAAATGAAACATCTATTTTTATCGTTAGCCGTTGCTCTCTCGTTGGGAGCACAAGCACAAGATCAACCACAAGTAAGAGAGTCCATGTGGCCCTTAATCGAATGTGGTATACAACACACACTATATCCTTTAGGTAATAATGGCAGCCGACACTTTGACATTACGTCTAAGTATAAATCAAAAGAACTGTTGGGCATCTTAATGAATCAAGCGGAGTCGTATGTAAAAAATGCCGATTTATTTGTTGGTGTTAGTAATTGCTACACCTTCTACTTTGAGGATGATCACTATGTTAACTACTGGGAAAATACAGAAGGCACAGACACTCCTGAGTTTTTTGCTTCAGGAGGAACAGGTGTTAGGTTAAACAGACCTACACGTAAAGTTGTCAGCGGAGTGTTACAATAAATTCCTAAACACAGACAATAAAAGAGGGGGCCATAAGCCCCCTTTTTTTGTTCTTATATCAATCTATAAGTTATCTTATTTCAAAAACATATCTACCTTCACCCTCCATCGTATTGCTGAGTGGTCTAAAAGATTTTCCTCTTTCTTTCATCTGCATTAAAACTTCTTCTGTTACCTCTTCTCCAGTTTCTTGGTCAAAGTACTTGTCCATAATAAAGTTACCACCTTCGTCTGATCTTAGGTAATCCATCCCTCCTTGTTTAGCACTTTGTGCCATATCTCTTAGTTGAGGATTAACAGAACCAATACCCTCTGTTCCGATAACGAACTCTGCAATCATCTGCTCATCTTGGGGTTTAAGTTTTGATCCCCTAAGCATATCTCTTAGTATAGGCATAGACGCATTATAAATTTCATCCGGAAAATCTTCAGTAGACCTTGGCATACTTTTTTGAATGTATCTTTTTTCGTCAGGCATATTTCCGCCCTCCTCATAGCGACCAGCCTTTCCATCTGTTACAGCCTTGGTATTGGTGTCGCTTAGGATGGCTCGTGCCATATCTCTTTGCTTTGGATCATCTAGTAGAGCCTTCAACATACCACCTTTTTCGTAGTCCATCTTTCCGCCCATACCATATGCTTGTTCTCCTGCACCTCTTCCAGCACGTCCGCTTCTCACAGCCTCGCTGTTACTCATTGCTAAGTTGGCTCCTCCTTTGCGATACTTCATTGCCCCGCCTGAGCCATACATCTCACTCAACTTACCACCTGATTGTGCTCTAACAAAATCATTAGGTCGTTGTCCCATTTGTTTGTTTTCTCCACGACTCTCGTTTCTTCTGTCTGTAAGACTTTGAAGAAATTTTTTCTTAATCCCTCGGAGGTAATCTCTTTCTCCCATAGACTCGTCGTCTCTGCTATTATAACCTTGACCCATTACATTTTTGTTTTTAGATGTTTCAAATTTACGGCACTACTTGATAAGTTCGCTATGTGAGATTTTATATAGGCCATTAATCTTTTTTCGTCCACTTGAGTATGATGCCTGAAAACTACCACTTTACTAAGTTAGACCAGTAGGCAGCGCTCATTTTTCCTCTCTTAATATTCTTTGCATGCCTGGCTTTAAAGGATGCTTTCTTTTTGGCACGTGAAGGACTAGGGTTTTTCTCTGTTACCGTGTCTGCTCCTTGCTCTCCAAATCTAATTATCTTTATTTTGTCCCCTTCTTTTGCGACCACAACGTGTGATTTTTTGGGATGGGATGGTGTTCTCTTTGGTTTGTTAAAGCCAGAGACTCCAACCTTTGTTAATCGATAATCTTTTTTCGTTGCCATTTACTTTACTCGTATGATATAGCGTATATGTCAATATTGTCAACCATATTAAAGTACCCCGCCTCTTCTAACAAAGCAGACATTTTAATATCATTACAATGAGCGTGCTCAACCTTAATGACTTTAGGTCGAAGAGGACCATGAAAGTCTATCGTTTCTAGTATTTTTAAATCATGACCTTCTGCATCTATTTTCAAGAAATCAATCTGAGGGAAATCAGAGCAATGCGTATCTAGTAAAGTTTGATATGTCATACACTCAACCTCTTCGTCATGAACCATATGGGCGTTCTTTTCTACAAGACCTTCAGTTTCTAAAGTAGCCATTCCCCTAAAGTCAGAATCTTGTTCACACACGTCTTCATTGTATACTTTCATAACACCTGAGCCGTCGTGATTAGATATAGCGGCATTGACATAGGCTACGTTTTCTAGGACTGGTAACTCTTCTAAGTATTGTGATAAAGGCTCAACAATTACGCCTGTCCATCCGTGTTCTGCTAAAGGTATTAAGGTGTTAAAACTATTTGATCCTATCTCTATGAAGTATTTCATTTTATTGGGTTTAAAGTATCTGCCAAAGATACGACATTTAATTATTGGTTTTTTTTTGTTGGTGGTCTAGTTCTTTTTTTAAATGGGCTATGGCTTTTTGAATATCTTGGGTGATTGGGTTATCTGGTTTTTTACCAGCCCTTAATAAGTATGTAATAGCAGTCCCTAAATTATAGTTATCTGATTGAAAGTCCAGGACAACATCAAACGCTTCTATGCGTTTGTGCTTACCAATATAGTATTTGGGAGTGGTACTCATGGCTTAGAACAGAATGAAACAATTATATATCTTTCTCCTTTTGAGATTGGCCGACCCCCGTGTCTGTGTGTTATCTGGGCTGGGTGTATGGATATCTCCCCGACATTTCCTTTATGAACTTTTTGTTGTCTCCAGAACCAAGTACCCCCACCCTCAAAGTCTCTATTTAAAGTCAAGACACAAGATATAGAACCGCTGTCGTGATGTAAGGATAGATGACCTTGAACGTCTTCTTGATACTTTATCATAAAGTTTTCGCTCGATAGATCTGGCCACGGCTTACCATGCAACTGCCATTTATGAATAGCACAGGGGTAAACAAATTCTTTTAAAATCTTAGAGTAGATTTTATCTAATCCAATCGACTCTAATAGTATGTCTGTTGTTGGATAAAAGTCATGACGCTCTTTTGTCCACTTGTCTAACTTGTTCGCTTCGTCAATTACTAGAGTACAAAACTCCTCAGTAAACAATGGATAAGAAAAAACATCTGGCATCGTTTCATCAACAACTAAATCCCACTCTTTTGTTTTGGCTGATTCATGAACAAACCTCTTTACAAATTCATTATAAGAATAATCTGACAAAGAATGAATTGATTTTGGTTCTGTTGTAGAAGTTGCACGAGTGCTTGACTGTCCTATAAAATCATTTTTTACAGCCATAGCAATACTATCCTGAGTTATGAAATCCAGATCACCTCTTGGGTGATCACAAAAGGTAGCGGGAAGAAACTCATCAACAGGGAAAAGATAATTATGAAAGTTCTGTTCAAGTATTCTTTGCACTCCTTCATCGGTAAGCATATACGCATGAGCGTTATAAGCATACCTGGGCTTACATAAATATTTATTTACTCCCTTTGGAGGCTGAACAAAATTGCAAGAGAAATACATTAGAGTCCAATGCTGATCAGTTTTTAATTCGCTGGCTTCGAATTTTCTTTTTACAGAAAAGTCTTCCTCTAGTATTAAAATCTTTTTGTATTTTTTTTTGGATGCATCTTTCCAAACCGCGTGATGTGATGCGGCACAACCTATTTCCCCATCAGTTATTTCTCTGTTATGAAAACGACTAGACGAATTAGGCATTACCCAATTCTTAAATACGCCATAATCAGAGGGCATATTTTCCCCAGTCTTACCGTTGCAAGCGTCCCATATCGTTAATGAAGACTTAAAACCAAACTCTTTGAATCTTTTTTTAATGTCTGCTTTTTTTTCATCTGTAGGGTCTAGACATATTACATATGTCATATCCGCATCTTTGTCTTCGGTAACAGTTAATGTTGTCGCTGTTGGTTGTGTTTTTGAAAGTAGAGGTCCTGCGCTCATTTTGTTGTCTATTAAATTTAACCATTCGTTAGTGACGTTAGACCAATCCCTGGTCTGAATGTATTTGTCAATCCTTTCCCAGTCCGTAGACTTGTTGAAACCGTTGACGGTTTCTTTTAATCCAGCAATCTCATTAGTGTCCACGATAACACCATGAGCCATCATCTCTAGAGCCGTAATACAATATGTTTCTTTGTAGTCTGTTGGGTAATACCAGGTCTCCGTAGTTCCCATTCTTTTATACAGATCTTCCGTAGGGAGGGAGCCAAGAAAAGTTACACTTTCAGTCTCAAGACTTTTAACTTTTTCTGCAAAGTATTTGTCATAGTATTCTAAACCGTATGCTGGAGTGGCAATTGCAAGTGTAGCATATGGTCGTTTTATCTTTATTGTTGGCCACTCGTTTAATAAGTTATCCAATCCTCTTTCTGGGTGAGAAGAATATAAATAACTTCCAGGAAGTTTATAGGTTCCTTTTTGAATGTCTGATAAAGAAATACCATTACCTATTATTTTTATCTTGTTTTCGAGCGTAGGATTGTAAGATAAAAAATGTTGCTTGTGCCAATTCGTTAAACAAATAATGTTATCACATATGTCATATGCCTCTTGAATATGGACCTCTGGCATTTTTTCACCCTCGAACCAATAGAAAGGTTCTTCATTGTGTAACCAAAATAAAACCTTTTGTATCTGATAACAGTTGTAATGCTTATAAAAATGTAAATAAGAAACGCCCACGAGAACATCTATCTCTTTAGGAAGTTGATAAAAACTCTCAAGAGGCAAATACTGTATAGCCACTTCGTCCGTGTGTTCTCTAAGTATGGTTGTATGCTCTACCTGTCCTACTATAAATACTCTATAACCCAAAATGGATAACCATGATGCTAACTTATTTACACACTGTTCAGTTCCTCCAAGACCTGGAGTATAACAATTCCAAGGCGAGGCTGAGTAGCCTACATGAAATACTATATTCATTTTAAGATGTATTTACTTCCACCATCCCAATGTACCCAAGGAATTTTTTCTCTTACTCCTTCAAAATCTTTAAAATATTTTTCATTGTCTATTTCGTTAAACTTAGATTGATAGGATATTAACCAATTGCTTGGATTTAGTTTGCTTATAATTTCATTTCTCCACTCTAAAGGACATTCTGATATAGCCCAAGTAGAAACAAACAAAGTGTTTTCCTTGTAATGAACAGGTGCAGAAGTAAATCTTACATCATAACCAGCAAGGTTGTGTTTTTGAATTTTAGTAACAACAGGTAAGTCTATTATAACGTAATCTCCAGTGTACCCCATATTCATAACAAACTTACAGAAGTCACCACACCCTCCACCTAATTCAACTATTCTGTCAAAGTCAGTAATATTATTCTTTGTATGTGTTTGATACTTAAAAAAGTGATGATTGCTTTTTAAGTTATAGGGATTTGTGGTAAAATGCTTAAAAGGAATAGACTGTTTTTTATGAAAATGATGTTTGGAAGTATAGCCATAGGTTGTGTGTAACATACAAAATTCCCAAATATATTTTTCTGATTCTTCAAGAGAGTCATAAACATCTTTAGCATAGTCTAGATATCCTTGGTATAGCCAACACTCGTATAGGGGAATAATAGAAACAGAGTGCCAGTCTCTAAACATATAAAGGTCTCCTGTTTTTATAGAGTGCTCTAACTCAAGGGACATCTTGTCCCATTCTTCTTGAATTTGCATTGCATTATATTGAATTACTTCAAATATACAATGTTTAAATTAATTGTTTATCGTAAGAGTTATTGATGATGGGTTTATTTGCTCGTCTATTTCTGACTGAACCGCTGTTTCTGTCGCTGTTACTTTATCCGACCCCATAGCCGCCTTAGTCCAAGACACCACATCAGAGTTAGTCAAGTCAGCAAAAGGTGTAAACCCACTAAGATCACTAGTACTTATTACTTGTGTGTTAATACTTGTTGCTGTGTAAGCATTACCATCAGGGTCTAAAGTGTCTGAAGTTCCTCTTACTATCCAATGCACGTTGTATACCACATCTGTGTATTCTCCGTCAGTAGGGTAACAGTCTACTGTTTTGCAATTCCATGTTATTATTGTTGCCATTATAATTGATTTACTTCTAATGTACCTCCGTCTACTGTAACTGCATATCGAGTTCCACTACTGTCTCTTAATATTAAAGCGCCACCGTTAGTCTCTATTTCACAGTCACCACTATCGTCTATCGAAAATTGAGTTGTTTCTGTTCCGCTGTCCGAAACCTTACCCATCCTAAACTCGTTTTGTTTGCTTTGGATAAACTTGAGTCTTTGATTTGCAGTTGAACCAGTTGCGTTCATCAACATAGTTCCTTGAACAGCACCTTCTAATACTAATCTTCCTATATTTCCAGAACCTGTAATATGAAGCATAACACCTCCAAAAGCAGTACCATTTACTGTACCAGGAGACGTATTGTTAATTCCCACCGGGCCTGCGCTAGTAATTCTGATTCTTTCTGTATTACTTGTAGAAAATACAGTAGAACCCCCTTGAGTAGAAGCCATAAAGTTATTTCCATTTCCGTTTCGAAAAGCCAGAAGATTGTTTCCATCCCCTACAGTACCC